CCCAGCAAAACTCAGGAACCTTGTATATGAAAGTCCATTAAAAAGAAATGCTGGTCTTGACATATACGAAAATCCAAAAGAAGAACATAATTACTTGATGACTGTTGACGTTGCTCGTGGTCTTGGTAATGACTACTCAGCATTCATTGTTTTTGACATCACAGAATTTCCTTATAAAGTAGTAGCAAAGTATAGAAATAATGAAATTAAACCAATGCTATTTCCTAGTGTTATTCATGAAGTAGCAAAAGGATATAATGATGCTTGGTTACTTGTAGAAGTGAATGATATTGGTGATCAAGTTGCAAATATCCTACATTTTGATTTGGAATATGAAAATGTATTAATGTGTGCGATGAGAGGTCGTGCTGGTCAGATAGTTGGTTCGGGATTTAGTGGAAAAAAATCTCAACTTGGTGTGAGAATGACTGCAGCAGTCAAAAAGTTGGGATGTTCAAACTTAAAAACTCTCTTAGAAGATGATAAGTTATTAACTGTTGATTATGATATCATTTCAGAATTAACAACGTTTGCTCAACGTCATAATTCTTTTGAAGCAGAAGAAGGATGTAATGATGACTTAGCAATGTGTCTGGTTATATTTTCTTGGTTGGTAGCACAAGACTATTTCAAAGAAATGACGGACAATGATGTTCGCAAAAGAATCTATGAAGAACAAAAAAATCAGATTGAACAAGACATGTCTCCATTTGGATTCATTCTCAATGGAATAGACGATGAAACTGAATTTGTAGACTCTAATGGAGATAGATGGTATACGGATGAATATGGGGACATGTCCTACATGTGGGATTATAAGTAATGGATTTTGACGATCAAATAGAACTTGAACATTTATTGTTCTTTGATCGTAAATGTAGGGTTTGTGGTGTCGTTAAAAGTTTAATGGATGACTATTATTTGACTCGTAAAGGTAGAGGAACTTTACCTTCAGCATATTCTTATGAATGTAAAGAATGCACTGTAAAAAGAGTAAAATCTAAAAAGAAAAAGAAAGTAGAGTGGGAATATCCAGATTGGTGAACATTCACGCACTGTTTCCCCACTGAAAATACCCCTTTTCCTAAATATTTTTAGATAAATTTGGATTGCGAGGACAAAACAGATGCCATTAAATTTAGCATCTCCTGGTATTGTAGTAAGGGAAGTAGACCTTACAGTAGGAAGAGTTGATCCAACTTCTGCGAGTATTGGAGCTATTGCGGCACCTTTTGCTCAAGGTCCAGTAGAACTTCCTACTTTAGTTGAGAACGAAAAAGACTTACTGAACGTATTTGGTAAACCATATTCCAAAGATAAGCACTATGAGAATTGGCTCGTTGCCTCTTCTTTCTTGGCATATGGTGGTTCATTAAGAGTAGTAAGAGTAGACGACACTTCACTGCAAAACGCAAAAGTCGGCGCTGCTTCTAGTGTAAAGATTAAGAGTGTTGAGCACTACGAACAACTTGGATACGACGAAAGCACCATTAGCGACATTGTAGTTGCTGCTAGAAATCCTGGTTCTTGGGCAAACGGTTTGAGAGTCGGTATTATTGACTCTAAAGCAGACCAGATTCTCACATTGTCTGCAGCAAATAGCATCACGGTTGGATACGGTGTTACCCAAGCAATTTCTGCAACTCTTCCAGGTGTTGGTTCAACTACGGTTCTTGATGGTCACTTAAAAGGTGTTGTTACCCAAGTTGATGGTGTCAATGCTTATGTAAAAGTTCTTTCTCACGTATCTGCTGGAGGAACTGAAACTGAGGTTGACTACCAACCAAACGGTGTTTATGCATTCTCTGGTTCTGGTAACGTTGCAATTCATACCAACGGTCAAGCAACATCATATGCCACAACGTCAGTAACCGCACAAGCGGATTGGTTTGATCAGCAAAACCTTTCACTTACAGCAACCACTACTGTTAAGTGGAACACTCTGGTAGACCGTCCTGGAACTTCAGAATATGCTGCTGCAAGAGGATCAAGATTTGATGAGGTTCACGTTGTAGTCATTGATGGTTTGGGTAAGGTTACAGGAAATACTGGAACTCTCCTTGAAAAGCACGAAGGTCTTTCAAAAGCGAAGGATGCAGAGTTTTCTGTAGGTTCACCTTCTTATTGGAGAAAGTATCTTAAGAATAACTCACAATATATCTTCGGTGGATCTGCTCCTGCAGGAATCGTAACCACTGGATTCAGTGCAAACTTTGATCTTGAATCGGATGTTGGTTGGGATCAAGATGCAGAGGGTATCACGTTCGCTGCAACTGGTAACTCAAACAACACATTAGGTGCTGGTTGGAACTATGATGGTGGAACGGACATTGATTCTGCAGGTGCTCTGACTGCTGGATTGAGTGGTTTGGTTTCAGGTTATGGACTGTTTGAAAATACCGAAAACTATGAGGTAGATTTCCTCTTAATGGGATCTGCAGCATATTCTAAACCAGATGCTCAAGCACTTGCAAACAAATTAATTGCAGTTGCAGAAGCAAGAAAAGATGCTGTTGCATTCATCTCTCCATACAGAGGTGCATCAATCACCGATAGTTCTGATGATAGAGCTGCTCAGATTAATTCAGATACGGATATTACAAATAATGTTCTGAGTTTCTATTCTCCTATCACATCTTCATCTTATGCAATCTTTGATAGTGGTTATAAGTACATGTATGATAGATTTGGGAATACATTCCGTTATGTTCCATTGAATGGTGACATTGCTGGTCTTTGCGCTAGAAACGATATTAATCAGTTCCCATGGTTCTCACCAGCAGGAACATCAAGAGGTGCAATTCTTAATGCAGTAAAACTTGCTTACAATCCTTCTAAGGTTCAGAGAGATCAACTGTATTCGGCAAGAGTCAATCCAGTCATCTTCTCACCTGGTGCTGGAATTGTTCTCTTCGGTGATAAGACAGGACTTGGTAAAGCATCTGCGTTTGATAGAATCAACGTTCGTCGTTTGTTCATCTATCTTGAGGATGCAATTTCTGCTGCTGCTAAGGATCAACTCTTTGAATTCAATGATGAACTTACAAGAACCAATTTTGTAAACATCATTGATCCATTCCTGCGTGATGTTCAAGCAAAGAGAGGAATCTCTGATTACGTTGTTATTTGCGATCAAACAAATAACACTGCTGCAGTGATAGACAATAATGAGTTTGTTGCTGACATTTTCATCAAACCAGCAAGGTCGATCAACTTCATTGGTCTTACATTTGTTGCCACCAGAACTGGTGTTGCGTTTGAAGAAGTAATTGGTAACGTTTAATCGCTAATCAAACATAGAGGTAAAAAACAATGGCTTACTCATTATCAGAATCAGGAGTATTAAGAAAAATTTCTGATCTGAAATCAAGTTTAACTGGTGGTGGTGCAAGACCCAATCTATTTGAAGTTGTCTTATCGTTCCCAAGTGTTACTGGTATTGATGCAAACGTTCTTGATAAAGCACGTATACAGGTAAAAGCAGCAGCACTTCCAGCATCAAACATTGCACCAATTGATGTCCCATTCAGAGGACGTATTCTTAAGGTTGCTGGCGATAGAACGTTTGAAACTTGGACAATTACCGTAATTAATGACGTTGATTTCCAGATTCGTTCTGCCTTTGAAACCTGGATGAATACTATTAACAGACACTCCGATAACACTGGTCAAGTAAACCCTGCAGCATATTATGCAGATGCATTTGTTCACCAGTTAGGTCGTGACGGTGGTATTCTTAGATCTTACAAGTTCTATGATGTATTCCCAACGAATATTTCTGCTATTGATCTGAGTTATGAGACTACAGATACTATTGAAGAATTTACCGTAGAACTTCAGGTTCAGTGGTGGGAAGCTGCTGCTGGAAATGGAACTGGTGCTGGTGGTTCTAACGTTAACTAAATAATAGAATAACGTCTAGTCAAGATTATAATGGCAAAACTTTTTGGTTTTTCAATTGAGGATAAAGAAAAAAAATCCGCTTCTATAGTGTCCCCCGTTCCTCAGTCAAATGAGGACGGGGTTGATCATTATATTTCTAGCGGATTTTATGGTCAATACGTAGATATTGAAGGTGTATATAGAACCGAATATGATTTAATTAAAAGATATCGTGAGATGGCACTTCATCCAGAATGTGATGGTGCCATTGAAGATGTTGTAAATGAAGCAATCGTCAGCGATCTTTATGATTCTCCAATTGAGATTGAGTTGTCAAATCTCAATGCAACTGATAAGTTAAAGAAAGTAATTAGAGAAGAATTTAAAAGAATAAAAGAAATTCTTGATTTTGATAGAAAGTCTCATGAGATTTTTAGAAATTGGTATGTTGATGGAAGACTTTATTATCTGAAAGTAATTGATACCAAAAAACCACAAGAAGGAATTAAAGAACTGAGATATATTGATCCAATGAAGATCAAGTATGTCAGACAAGAAAAGAAAAAGTCTGGTGAAGATAGACTGGTAAATCTCAGACTTTCATCTGAGCAAAAAGTAATAAACCCAGAAATTGACGAGTATTTCCTTTATACTCCATCTCCAAACTATCCATCAATGGGTGGTGGTCAACAGAAAAATGCAGTTAAGATTGCTAAAGATTCTATCACGTATGTAACTTCTGGTCTTGTAGATAGAAATAAGGGTTCGGTTCTTTCTTATCTTCATAAAGCAATTAAGGCACTCAATCAACTCAGAATGATTGAGGACTCGCTGGTTATCTACCGTTTATCAAGAGCACCAGAGCGTAGAATTTTCTATATTGATGTTGGTAATCTTCCTAAGGTAAAGGCAGAACAATATCTTCGTGATGTTATGATGCGTTATCGCAACAAGTTGGTTTATGATGCTAACACTGGTGAAGTTCGTGATGACAAAAAGTTCATGAGTATGCTGGAGGATTT